ATTGTACTTGGTGGGCAGCTTCCCAGTTCGGAAATTCACTTAAGAATGCCCGAGCAAAGGGAGCAAAGTTCATACTACACTCTAGACTAGAAGAGAGTTTAATCCTAGGATTAGCCTCTTCCATTGAAGTGCTGGTGTTTGTTCCAGGTCCGAATTTGAATGTTAATTCAGAGATATCCGGAACGTCGCCTAAGATACTTGCTATTTTACGTCGAGAGAGGTACAATACCTCTTCAACGCCTGCATATGCAGGAGCTCCTATCCTAAAACGGCGATTCGTCTCTCTACATTGTTCTTCGGACTGCAAAAACTTTAGAAAAGCAACTTCTTCTTTATCTATGCCCAAGTTCAGAAAATCCTGTTTGGAAAACAGGCCCTGAATCTGTCTAGCATAGAGAATATCGTTACTATCTAAAGGTAGATTATGATAATCAAATTGATAATCAATAATACCTAGGTAATCACCTTGATCGAAAAGTTTTTTCAATTTCGAGCAAATGTGGCCACCTTTATTGCAGCAAACCTGTACTAATGTTCCAATAATTTCTAAGGAACCTTGGACGCTTTTCTTTTTTGTAAAACTCATTGTTTTCACCACTAAGTGAGAACTACTAGCATAAAGCTAGTAGAGTTAAAAGGACTAACCTTCACGTGTTCTCAATACGTGTTAGTTAGGGACAACAACCCCGGTGTAAAGTTGAGGTATTGGGAGTACGGAGTTAACCCATGCATTTCCAGCAGCGGTGTTCGCGAGAACACCGGTTGCCGTTGTGCTAGAGGCACCCTGTATCATACCAATTGCCAGCTTTACTGCGTTAGCACGATCCTGAGAGGTTGAGCGTTTGTCAGCAAACATTGTAAATATACAAGTTGTAACATACGCGACCTTTGGAGGTGCAACGTATCCGAGGGCTGTACCAGATGCGCCAAGAGTTTCCAGAACTGGAACTTCCAGCTTGGTGGTAATCTTATAAGACCCATTCTTCTGCTTTACAGCAGATGCTTCATACCGTAGTTGACCGTCCAAAAGGACGTTAGCTGCGGTGCCGCGCCATTTTGGAATAGGCGTGTCAGAAACAGGGGTCAAAGTAAATTCCACTGGTGTTGTTACTGTGTCATCTTTGACCAGTAAGTTAGTCATTGCTGCCATGATAGGCTCCTATTAATAGATTACTATTATTTTAAGTTTAAATAAGGGTTGTTTTGATATTAGATTAACATCACTACTTAAAGTGTTGCCTCGCAAGCGCCAACGCATTACGCAAATGGGCACCTGTGAATACCTTTTCCAGAGGTTTAAATTCTGGATAAGCAATGGGAACTCCCATTGAGCTGACTGTTCTCACCAATCTCATGCTTGAACCTCGAGTAGAGGCCCCAACATAAGAAGTATTATTCGGTGGAACGAGCACGCCGACACCACGGAAATCACTTTTTATAAACTTTGTATGAATACTTCGGCCTTTCAGCTTAGGTATCATAGCAAGATTGTCTAAAAACGTTCCGATCGGAAGGAACCAATCTACTACGAAAGAGTAAGGCATTAATTCCCATATCACGGACAAGGGGTCATCCAGACCCAAAGAACGTGAAACGGAAATGTCCTCTCTGAATTCATAGATTAGTTTCTGCTTCACTCTCCAATTACCTGGACATTTGTACAGGCTAGGAGACTGCGAAGCTTCATAAGTGCCATGGTCATTGGTGGTTACTACGACTTGTAATGTTCGAGGACCTTCTAAAGCCTTAAAGGCCTTAGATGCCTCATATACATCATTAAGAAGTGGTTTCCAACCATACTGTATTTCTAGCCATCTATTAGCGAAATCTTTAGTATCTAAAGGTTTTAGACTTTTGGTATTACCCAAAACGCCGCCTTTTAAGCCTTTCAGCTTATTAGGGCGTCGACCAAGGAAATCATTAACGTCGTACTGAGAACCGAGACGTCTAAGAGCGTCAGAAAACTGACCGTGCTTAACGTCCCTGGCGGCAAGACCAATCGCTTTTACATTATCCAAAACCATATTAATGGTTTGCCGGCTCTCGCCCAGAGCAACTCCCATATTAAAGGAGTGACCTCTGATGCGATTAACCAGCTTGGATTGTAAATGTGTCAATGGCCTGATTAGCTTGGAATTCTCTGGAAACATACCCCCTGCAATGTAAAAACCTTTCGCGGAAATAACCGACGAATTGTCTACATGCGTACGAGAGTAATC